TGCGTGAATATGGACGCGAGCGAGGCGTGGCACGTAGAGTCAAAACTTTACGTCGATACGGACTGAGTATGGAAGATTACGAACGTATCGCAATCGCTCAAGGATATGAATGTGCGATTTGTCATACGACTGACAGCGGACACCCTATGTCGAATTTCTTTGTAGTTGATCATTGCCATGAGACAGACAAAGTTAGGGGACTGCTTTGCAATAACTGCAATAGGGGTATCGGCATACTGGGGGACGATCCAGCACGCCTATTGCAAGCAGCCGTATACCTAGAAATACATGGACGCTTGACGGATGACTTGTAAGCCGTATAATGGGGTGGCACCCCCAAAGGGTGCCACCCCTAAAAAGTTCGTGGGTGCCCAGTTCCTCTCCCTACTGGGCACCCACTTGGGGACCAAGGGAGAACGGGAGTTACATGATTGAAGTACGGTTAAGACAAAGTTGGATCAACACTTTCTTGCGATGCCCCGAACAAGCAAGACAGGAACGATTTGAACTTGTGAAACAAAAAGAAACCTCCGACCTGCTCAGAGGTAACGCTGTCCACCATGCAATCGAAATGTATGGCAAGACAATGTTCAATGCTCAACCAGTCCTGCCAACAGACCCGATGAGTCTGGAATGGATGCTGGACCTCGGAGAAACCTATCTAGCTGAGAACGCCCCCAAGGTTGAAGTCTGGCGACACACCTACGAGAAGACCGTAGACACAGTATTGAACAACATTGAAGCGTGGTACAATCAAGTCCTCCCCATCCTCAACCCTGTAGCTATAGAGAAAAGCTTTGAGGTTTCCTTAGGGGTAAGGGATAACGTGAACCTGATCCTCACTGGTACCGCTGACTGGATCGACGAGTCGGGTGCCATCTGGGATTGGAAGAACCCGAGCCGAAAGTATGAGCCATGGGAGAAGAAGCGGTGGGACATACAAAGCCATGCCTACTGTCTGGCTTTCGACGCCACCGAGTTCGTCTTATGTGTACTGGTAAATGGGACCGTGCAGCTTATCGAGATAGAACGCACAGATAATGATAGAATGGCGTTCACGGATTTATGTTGGTCAATCGTACCTACGATTATGTCTAATCAGGTACCCTGGCCGATGAACTGGGGAGGCTGGCACTGCTCCCCGAAATGGTGTCCTGTCTGGCAAGCAGGCGAATGCCGAGGGAAACACCTCGGAGAAAATCCCTGGTAGGGAGAAAGGTAAATATGACTGACTCAACAAAAGTAACAGTCAGCTTCACTCAGAAAGTAAGTGAAGCACCGTATGAGACAGCGGACTACACGCTCATCATTGAGCGGAGTATTCCTGATTCAATGGGCGAGGCAGCGGTATTGGTGGAAGCCAATGCGATGTTCGCTGAGATAAAGAATGAGGTGCTGAAACAAGCAGGCCAAGAGGTTGACCTCTCACCTGATGGAGTCATAATGCGACGCTTGAAAAGCGGCGTTTCCAGGGCTTCAAGTGATCAAGCAAGCACCCCCGCGCCGTCGGCTCCAAGTGGCCCGACGGCAACATCGGTAGCAGCAGCGCCTGTGCCGTCACAATCCGCACCGTCAGGTGGCAGGATGAGTGGCCGTGTTTACAAGCGAGTGGACTTCTGCCTTGGTAAGAACGCAGCGCAAAACCAGACTGCGTTCAACTTGCTGGCGTTCCAGCCCAACGAGTGGGCTGACGAGAACGGCGGCATCATCAAGGTGTACGAGGTTAAAGAAAAAGCAGACGGTTCCACTGACGTGACGAAGAACGGGAAGAACTTCCCGAACTTCTCAGTGTCTAAGGATGCTTTGGCTCGCCTTGGAATGCAGGTCGCCCGTGACGTAGGCATATGGGTGAACGATGGGGACAGCAATGTTCCCCTCAAAGTCTGGGACGAAGCTTCTGGGCAAACCCAAGACGATGCTATCGAATGGGATTGGCTTGGCCGACGTGACGAACTTCAACAGTTTGCCTATAAGGGGAACTGATGGAAGGGGGCGCACCAGTCGCCCTCACCACCGAGGAGATCGACGCCCTCTTGGAAGGGCACGATCTCCCCGAGGGGGAGAGCCAATACAAATTCTTTAGACCCACCTCTGACGCTGTTGAGCGATGGGTTGAATACGCTAAGGGCAGCGACGACTGCTTCTATCTGGGACTAGGAGACATAGACCAGAAGATGCGGGGCGTGTGGCCTAGCGATGTACTCGTCGTGACAGGCAGAGCACACAGCGGCAAGTCCGCTGTCGTTCTCTCAGCCATGGCACGCAACCTGTTGGAAGACCCAGATTTCCATGGGGTTATCTACACACCTGACGAACCAGAGATACTGGTTGTCTCGAAGTTGTATGCCCTCTTGTATCAGCGGAACCTTGCTGAAGTGGAGGAAGCCTTACGCAGCGAAGACGAAACAGTACTCAACGAGATCAGAGAAGCCAGAGATGGTTACCTGGACAGGGTTAAGATATTCCCTAACGCACTGTCGTTCCCCGATATGTCGGAAGCGATGCGTGAATGTGAGGACTACTGGCAAGTCAAACCGAGATTCGTTATGGTCGATTTCCTTGAACAACTCCCAGGTGCAGCAGGATACGAGGGTGTATCCACTGTGCTCAAGGGACTAAAGGAATGGGCTGAAACCGAGAATCTTCCAGTAGCTCTGATCCACCAGTCAGGGAAAAGCTCCACTCGTGGAACTTCACGAGGCATGGACGACGGCAAATTCAATGCGGACGAGTACGCAATCCTGCAGTTGAATGTGTTTCGGCAACGAGACAATCCTAAACTTTCTGACGCAGAACGTAGAGTCCACTCAGTATCAGTGTCGCTTGACCTGTGTAAGAACAAGCGACCACCGTGCCATGTAACCAACCCACCCATCGACTACTACATGGACCCCGAATGCGGACTGGTTCGCGAGTACTACGAGAGCGACATCCCAGGTGATGACCGATGGGTCGAGTAACCAAACCAATCAAACAAAAATTCACTGACCTCCACCAAGGTGGTCACCTCGCAAAAGTTTCCAAAGGGGTGAGTCCCCTCAAAGAAGAGAACGGTGACTACGCCTTGGTGACAGAGGAACACATCGGCAAACATCTCGTAGGAGAAGGACCAGCCCTAGGTGTGTACCCGCTATGGAAGAGGAACGGTGTATGGATGGTCAACTGGATAGCAGTGGACTTGGACGAAGGAGAAGTCTCCAACGTCCACGCTGACAACCTGATCGGCTTACTCAAAGCCAAGAACATTACAGCCTGGAAAGAAACATCCAAGAGCAAGGGATACCACGTTTGGGTGTACCTCAAAGAACCTATCTCAGCTTCGATAGGAAGAAACTCTATGGTCGGAGCCTGCCGAGTGGTGGAGGTCCCCATCCGAGAGGTGTACCCGAAACAAGTAACCCTTGACAGCAGTCAGGTTGGCAACTGCCTGCGTTTGCCTTACCCCCATGACAGGAAAGCAGGTAGGCATGAGGTGTTCGACCCTGACGGGGAAGGGATGCTTGATGTAACCGTGTTCACTGAACGTGCATGGAAACACCGAACACCCGTCCACCTCTTCAGGTCGCTGCTCCCTCTCTACGAGGCAACCAAACCCAAACTGAAACAGCCGCTGCAGGGACACACCCCGAAGGACGGTTTCATAGGCATCGCCCAAAAAATTTGGGAGGACCTCCGCACAGAGGATCGCTCTTCAACGATGTATGCCTTTGCTGCGAGCTTACTGTGGCAAGGCTTCTCCTTTGACGCTACTGTGGATTGGGTGCGGCGACTCGATGACAGACTTGAGAAGTTCTCAAACCGTAGCGACCGAGAAGCGCAGCTTCGGAACCTCGTTCAGAAAGCAGCAGATGAAGCGTCCTGATGCCTACACGTTTTCGATCCCTGGGAAACCAAGGGTGAAGGGACGGCCACGTTTCACGAAGAGTGGACGGACCTACACCCCGAAGAACACTAGGGAACGGGAGGAGGAGATAAGGAACCTTTACGATGGCCCAAAGTTTGAAGGACCAGTGGAACTCCATTGCCTGTTGACAGCAACCGAAACAGTAGTAACCATCACTCCTTATGAAGCAGAGAAATGTCCGTTGCGTGGCGACGCAACGAACTATCTGAAAGCCGTAGAGGACGCACTTAACGGTGTCGCCTACGACGACGACCTACAGATCTATCGGATCATCGGGGAAAAGAAATGAACAGACCATTTCATCAAGGCTCTTATCAGGAGCGTTACGTCCAGATGGGTGATGAAGCTGAAGGCCACTTCGAGAAAAATAATTGCTCGTGGGTGCGGTACGGTCTGAACCGTCCCGACTTCTATGACACAAACTTCCGCATCATATTCGATACACCCCCGACTATCTGCAGGCCGATCCCGCACGGCTCGTTGAGGTTATGGGTATGGGTAGGACTCCGTTAAAGATTAAACTTGAGAAGCTCGCTGCGTTACAATGGTGGGATGCGTCAGGAATTGATGTATGGTTATGGATCTGGTCACGGACCAGAGAAAACTTTGCGGAACTTAAATACAGAGACATGATGAATATCATCAATAAAGAAGATGCACCTTTGGGGAAGTTCCCTGAGGGAAAAGCGTTCTTCAATGTGAGTTCCAAGCTTCTGCCTTGGAACGATGCATGACCCCGATGAGGGAGAAGACGACGGCTTTGAAGAACACGAATTAGAATATTCGTATGACGAAGCCGTTAGGCGACGGATTGGTAACGAACGCAGAAAAACCACAGGTGTCGTAAGAAAAGCAGGCACAGGTTTTGACGAGGTTGGTGGGGCTGAGTTCATAGAGGCCATGAAGGAAATGAAGCTTCCTTCCCTTAAGCCACTACCTAATCTGCTTCCAAGAGAAAATTTACGAGCGCCTATTCTTTTTGAACACGCTCCTCAGAATCGTAAAACTTTTACTCCGTGGCATGAAACTGAGTTGGGTGCCTTAATGGAAACCCAACCCTTTCGGGAACCTCATCCCGACTGGGAAACAAAAGATAGAGAACTTGCTGACCTCCGCACAGTCGTGCAGGAGGTCTTCGACTCTCTCACCGAAGACGAAGAGTGGTTGTATAACTGTCTTGTCGAAGTTGGGTTGTCTCTCCGATTCCTGTCACGAGTACTCCAAATACCTAAAAGCACGTTGGCTCGTAGGCGTGACTCACTCGCTCAGAAATTGAGAGAGGGATTCCTAGAACATGAAGTAATCAAAGAATCAATTTTATT